ATGCGCCGCCAAGCGCGCCGCCGGTAAGTCCGCCGACGAGGCCACCCGTAAGGGCCGATTGGCCTCGCTCTGCCATTGAGCCACGATCCAGCGCGCCCATAACGCTGCCTTGGGTCGCCCCGACAAGTGCGCCCTGCGCTGCGGCTCCCATCCGTGTCGCGGCAGCAGGCATAGCCCCCATAGGAACCATGATGGTTGCAGTAGTGCCAAGTCCACCGGCGGCTCCCGCGACAAGCGGTCGGCGCTCACGGGCGTCATCTTCAACGCGCTGCGCCGTGTCCATATTGCGCGCAAAGGCATCGCCAACACCGCGCATCAACGGCGACAGCCCCACAGGGGCCTCTCCTTCCACGACGCGCGGCCTTACCTTGCCGGTGACAAGATCGGCGACCGTCCCCAGCCCGGCGGTAAACTCGTCTCCGATGCCCGCCCGGCGGTTAAAGTTTGCCGCTAGCCCAGCCGCTTCGTTAAGAAACGGCACACCCTTGCCTCGCGTGCCGGTCTTACGCGGCGCGGTGACGATGGGATTGCCCGCGTCCGCATTCTCATTCAGGCGAATGTTGCCCTTCGGATCGCGGTAGTATGAGCCCTTGGGGATGGCCGTGCGCGACTGGCCACCCGACAGGTCGAACGGCGCGGCGTAGCTGCCTTGGCCTTTAGGCTTGAAGGCGGGGACCGTTTTGGGAGCCGGGTAACGCTTTCGCATGGCCCCGGCCATTGTGGCCTGCGGCGTGCCGTCCGGGAACTCGTAGACAACACCGTCAGGCCCTTCGATTTCAATCGGCATTATTCAAAGGCCCCGGTTTGCGAGTTGTAACGCATGCGCCGTTGGCCAGCCGCCTTGGCAGGCGCGGGCTTGCGCGGAGCCGTCGCAGCGACCGAAGCCGCTACCGGCTTCCGCGCCGGAACAATGATCGGATTACCCGCGTCGCCGTTGTCGTTGCGGCGGATGTTGCCTTCCGGGTCGCGGTACATGGCGCCGATTGGAACCGTCGTGCGCGATTGACCGCCCGACAGGTCAAAGGGGTTGTCTTCAGTCAGCCCCGGCGTCCGCGCGATGACCGCTTGACGCACTCTGTCCAGATTGTTGTCGAACTGCTTTTCGCCTTGCGCCGGGTCGAGGTTGCCGGACGTGGCTTGGAGCATTTGAAGCTCCGGCACCGCAATGCCGCCCAACGCACCGCCGGTTGGCGACGCGCGACGCATAGCGGAAAGTTCGCCAAATGCGTTTCGCGCTTTCAGCGTGTCCACATCAGCGGCAAAATTGTAAGCGTTCCACCCCGGAACATTGCTCAGCAACCCGCCAATGGTCCCGGTGTTGTCCCAGGTGGACCGGTCACGGAGATCGCTCAAAGACCTAAGCGTGTCTTGCTCGCGCGCAAACTCATTAGACGGAACGGCTTTGGAGTTTGGCCCCGTACCCGGAACCGCAACCCAAAAACCGCCCTCGTACTTGAGCTTTTGCCCCGTCTTGGGATTGGTGGCCGTCTGGCCTTCACGAAATTCCATCAGTTGCCATCCAGAATGAAGCCGGAGGGAAGTTTGGCGCCACTACCGCCACTACCACCGCGACCACCGCTGACACGCGGGGGGGCGAAGACCTTGGGGGCGGCGCCAAAGTTAGCGACCTTTTTCCACTCGCCGTCGTCTTGCAGTTCGTAAATGCCGTCAGGCCCGCGCTCGCGGGGCCGCTCTACCGGCCCTGGCGCGGCCTCAAACGGCCCTTGGCTCCGCACCACCTCACCCGTGCGGGGGTCGGTGATATCGTAGGCGCCCCTGCCGCGATTGATAAATTGCAGTTGCGGCGCCTCTTGCGGCATCCCGTAGCTTCTCGCCCAGGCCTCCCTCGAAACGTCGAACAGCGCCTGTTGCTCCAGCGGCAGGTTGTCCCGGATCTGGCCAATGCGCTCTTGCTCACCGCGCTCGGCAAACATCTTGCGGGCGGCGTCAAGGTTCCCCTCACCCCCGCCCATGTCCTGCAATCCAGCGCCGATGATGTACGCCTTGTCTTGCCAAGAGCGCTTGGGCACGCGCTTGCCGCCTGACGGGTCCACACGCGGCGGAACGCCGGGAGCCTGCGGTTGATTTTGCTGCGGCATAAAGCCCGACAGCATGTTCCTAAAGTTCATCACAGCGCCTCGTAATTGACCGTGAGATAACCGGACGGATGCACGCTCACGGCCCCGGTGTGCATGACCTCTTGCGCCATCACGCCCTCCCGAACCGTGCCGGGCTCATCCCAGACGTAGCGGTAGCGATACCAGTTGTGTTCGCCGCGCTTGCCGATGGGTTCGATGTCCGCTTTCAGGCGAACGTCGGAGAACATCGCAGCGGTTTGCAGTCCGGTGCCGACGACTTGCGCCACGCTAGGCGAGTTGGTCTGCACGCCTTGGGTTGAGGCCCCCGCGTACAGCGCCGGAATGGTGCCCAGCAGCCCTTGCGTCTGCGCGATCTGGTTCTGGCCGTATTGCTGTTGCAACAGGTATTGCTGATACAGCCGGTCAAGGCTGGCCTGATCAAGCTGTTGAGCCTGCGAGCCGAAGGCGTTCAGCGCGTTGACCGCGTTCAGGTTCATGCCCTGCTGTTGCTGGCCCATGTTGCCGAGCAGGCCCGCCGCCTGAAGGTTCTGCGAGTTGTTTTGCAGGAAGTTGCCCGCGTTGGCCAAGGCCGCCTGTTGTGCAAGCGTGGCGTTGGTATTGAACGCCGTGTTGCGCGCATCCGCCCCGAACCGGGCCGCATCCGCCATCTGACCCGCGTTGAACTGCCCGGCGCTCTGCAACAGCCCGGCGTTGAACTCCTGCCGGGAATTGGCCGCCGCAGCGTTCTGGCCAGCCGCTTGATTGAACGCCCCGGCCCCGAACTCCGCCGCACGGTTGCCCGCCGACAGGTTGGCCATGTTCATATCTTGACCAAGCCCGGCGTTGAACTGATCGCGCGCGTTCAGGGCGGATTGATTGGCGAGGCTTGCGGTATTTTGAGCGCCCGCGCCAAATTGCGCCGCTTGGTTGCTGGCGTCCATGTTGGCGAGGCCGAGCTGTTGCAACAGACCGGCGTTGAACTGATTTCCGCTGTTGATCGCGCCTTGGTTGGCAAGGCCCGATTGTTGCGCCAGTCCGGTGTTGAACTCGTCGCGGCTGTTGAGCGCGTTTTGATTGGCAAGGCCCGATTGTTGCAACAGACCGGCGTTGAACTGCCCTTGATCGTTCATCGCCGATTGATTGGCGAGACCCGCCGTGTTCTGCGCCCCGGCTCCGAACTGCGCCGCCTGATTTGCCGCACCGGCCCCGAACTCAGCGGCCCGGTTTCCGGCATCCGCGCGGAACTGCCCCGCCGTGTTAGCCGCGCCTTGGTTGGCGAGCCCGGCCTGTTGCAGGAGCCCCGCGTTGAACTGGCCTTGATTGTTGAGGGCCGATTGATTGGCGAGCGACGCCTGTTGCGCGAACCCGGCGTTTTGCCCCGCAATGGACATGTCAGCGCCCTGGTTGGCCATGCCCGCTTGCAAGCGGTTGCCAACATCCTGACCCGACAGGCCCGCCGCCGTGTTGAACCCTTGCGCCCGCATCGCCGCCGACAGATTGCCGCTTTCGCGCAGGAAAGCCTCGTTCGTCAGGCTATCGGCGACGCCTTGCCGAGATCCGCCAAACGCTCCGGCCTGAGTGAAGCCGCCAGCGGCGTTATTGATCGACCGCTGACGTTGCAGGTTCAGATCGCTCAGCGAGTTTTGAACGACCTGATCTTCGAACGGGTTTCGATACAGCCCCATGCCCGAGGCAATGGTGTCGGCATTGACGTTCCGCACGGCGCCACGGTTGACGCTTGCGGCTTGTGCAAGCGCCGCCGGGCCAGCCGACGCCGATTCCATCATCGCCGGATCATAACCCTGCGACTGGTAGCCTTGCGACTGATAGCCTTGCGCGTTGGCCAGCATTGCCGGTCCAGCCGAAGCGGCGTTGGACATGGCCGCCGGGCCAGCTTGCGCGCCGTTCATCAGGGCGGTTTGCGCGGTCGGCGCCTGCCCCATCTGCGTCGCCTGATAGCCTTGGCCCATCGCCATAGCAGCGGGACCGGCCTGCACCGACTGCCCCGTGATCGGCTGATAGCCTTGCGCCGTGACGTTGTTGGTTTGCCCGGCGTTGGCCGCTTGCATCGGCCTGAACCGGTAGCCTTGCGCTTGCGTGGCCGCAGGCGTGACCACCGGGGCCTGAGACCCCATCAGCCCGTAAGCGCCACGCGCCGCCGCGTTGGTCGCACGCTGTCCCGCGTTGACGTTCAGCAGGCCCCGCGCCGCTTGTTGGTCCGCGTTCATCGGCGCCGAAAGCTGCCCCTCATACGGGGTAAACGGCCTGTTGATCAGCCCCTGCATGTTGTTGAACGCAGGGTTAAACAGCGCCGCCGTTTGCGGGTTCGAGGCCGTCGTAGACGTCGTTTTCGTCTTCGACTTGAACAGATTGCTCATTCGATATTCTCCGCGAGCGCAACGCCCACTACTTTCCAGCCGAGAGCCTTTTCCCAGCCCCGACGTCCGACCAATGCCTTGCGCGTGCAGCCTTGAGCCTTGCCCCAGGCTGTTATCCCGTCCTCGTGCGAGAGGATCTCCGTCAGGTCGCCACCGGCCAGCCAGAAGAACAGCGTCCGCCCCGCGTCCTCGTCGATGAACTGCGTCACCAGCGCCGACCGCTCAAACAGCCACAGATGCGCCTCGCCCGCTTCGATCTGGGCAATGACGCTTTCATAGGTCCAGCGGTCGCCGCCATCGCGTAGGGCGGCCTCGATCCACTCTCTCAAAGGGCGGTCAATGCCAGCGCGCCGCTCGTCACCGCGACCGCGTAGCGCGTGCCCGTGACCGTATCGACGAAGATCAAACGGCAGCCCTTGCCGACCTCGATATCCCGCCCGCGCTTGTGATTGGCGTCATCCTGTTGCGCGAGCTGAGACCGGAACAGCGCCTCGTTTTGCCGGTCATACGTCCCCGGCGCCTGCGGAAAGTTCATCGCTTGCTCATCGGCTTGACGTCGAATTGATAGACCCCGGCCCGTGCATCGCTTGGCGTCACAAAGCTGATCTGCATCTCAATGTCCCGGCCCGAAAACAGGCAGTCCACCGGGCTTGTCGAGATGGTGTAAGGACCAAACGTCTCCGTTGACCCGTTGGGCCACGGCTTGGCGTAGAACGTCACCTGACTATCGCCGACGGTCGCCTCGTCAGGCACAAAGCCCCGAATGAGCGAGCGCCGATCTGAGCCGCCACCCTCGCCCGGCCACTCAAACGGCCCCGTGCGCGCGTAGGGCGTCGCCCCCGACCATGACCAGCCAAACTCGTGCGTGTAGATGTTGCCCGATGCGTCAACACAGATTGGATAGCTAAACACACCGGCAGACGCACCAGCGGTCCGTGAGAGCGTCCCTACGTCCCAGGCGTTGGTCCGGTAGCTCCATTTGACGTACCGGTCATTCTCAGTCGAAGCCCCGGACGGATAGAACCACCAGACCTCGGAGAATTGCGTGTTGTGCCACGCCGAGACCTTGGAGATAGCCGCCGCCGACAGGTCCGAAAACACGTAGTCGGCCACCTCGCACGGAAGCTGCGACACCCCGCCGTCGTAGATGTAGAAGTTGTCCTGCCCCATCCACACCGCGCGGCTATCAAGCCCGACCGCCGCGCCCTTGGCGACAATGCCGCAGTTATCGCCGACCTTGGTAAAGCCGTAGACGGTCGGCAGGCCCTGATAGTTGGCCAGCCAAACGTCCACATTGCTAAACAGCAGCGTTCCGCCCGCGACCCGCTGGCCGCAGACAAGCCGCCCCGCCGTGTCAAGCTCCTGGTCCCCGGCCTGATCGGTCGCACCCGCCGTCCAGTCGGTGTTGACCCCTTGGTCACACCAATGAACCGTCCGGTTCTTGAGCGCGAAGATAAACCGCTCCGCCGTGACCACCAGTCCCGTGCAGCCGGTCGGAGCGCCGGAGATCACCGCAGCGTCAGACGCCGTGTTCAGTTGCCATTCGTACAGCTTGCCGTCGCCGTCCATGCACCCGACAAGGTATTGACCCCAGGTATCGAGCGACCAGACCGAAGCGGGCGTATAGGTGCCGGTATCGGGTCGCGGCGTGCCGTAGGTCCCGGCGCCATAGGCCCCGCCGCCATAGCCCGTGGTCGAGCCTGCATCCCCGGAGCCCGCCGTAAACCCGCTTGGCGTGATGTCCGTGATCGTGCCATCCGCAGACATGACGTACAGGCCGGAATGGGTGCCCACGCCAAGCCATCGGTTGCCATTGGTGGCCACCCACGGCAGGCAGGCGCGAGGCTTGCCCGTGACCGTGCTTGCGGTCGCCAGCGCCCATCCGCCGACCGGCTGGAGGTTGTTGCCATCAGGCCAGCGGATAAGGTTTCCGGCCCGCCATCGGTTTTTGGCCTGCCTTGCCGTTCCGTTGGCCATCAGCCCCGGCGGCAAGTCAATGTTGACCAGCATTTACAGCACGCGGTCGTAAACAATGACGGTGAAGTAGATGGGATCGGTCAGCGCATTGGACGAATTGTAAAAGCGCAGTTCGCCCGACGTCGTGGTTTGCGTTCCCGGCGTCGTTTCGACCTGCAAAACCACTGAGTTGCCGCCCGTGGTCGCGTCATAGGTCCAGTCGTAGGCATCCGTTGCCGCCGTCCGCGCCACCGCATAGCGCCCGGTATTTGTGCGCGTCACGCCAGTGATAACGCCTGACGTCCACGACACAGATAGAATGCTGCTAGACACAGTGCAGCGCGCCATACCCGCGATACAGGCCCCCGGCTTGATCGCGGCATTTGCCCCGCCGATCCGCGCCGACAGGGCCGACGACGTGACCCACACGTCGCCATCGTTCGGGCTAGTGGGAGCCGTGCCAGCCGGGACGTTGAACCCCGCCGCACCCGTACCAGAGGCCACCGTGATAACCGGCCCGGTGAACGTGCCACCGGCCAGCGAGGCCAGTTGATGCGTCGTGCCGTTCAGGCGAACGAAAAACCCCGCCGTCGTGGTCCACACATCGCCGTTGGTGATGTTGGTCGTCGGCGCCGCGCCATGCGGGTAACGGAACGAAGCATAGCCCGCACCGCCAGCCGCAGGCGTTGTGCCGACCAATACGCCGGTCATGGTAGACCCGGCCTTGTCCACCTTGCCGAAGACGATTGTATCGATGCCGTCCAGATCGGTGTTGATCTTCGTGCCCCAGGTATCGCTGGAAGCGCCGACTTCGGGCTTGACCCAATTGTAATTGGTCGTGTTCGCGTCGGGAATGGCAACCTCCCATGAGGTGACGCGCGCGAGGGCGCGTTGTTGCGGTCAGGTTGTGCGGAGAGCGGCTAGGCTGCGTCGTCGATCCAGTAGTCAGCCAACAGCACCCGCGCCGTCGCCTCATCGGGAAACTTCAGCCACCCGGTTGAGCCGCCTGCGAAGATGCGAACCGGGTTCTCAGGGACTACGGCGTAGAACGCTAGCTCCTCAGTCACGAGCCAAGGAGCGACGTTGATGTGATAGCCTTCAATGGTCCCGGTGACAGGGCGGACGCCATCAGCGTCGGGCTCGCCGTAGGTGTAGACGGTTATAGGCCCGTCGATCAGGCTTGGATTCCAGCTCATGTCGTGAGGCTTTGCAGTTGGGCATCCGGCAGGGCGGTGTTGTAAATGCGGATGCGGGAGATGGTGCCGTTGAGCAGGTTTGCCGCGCCTGCGGTTTGCCCGATGTCCATCCGGTTGATACCCGTCGTCGGGTCGGTTGATGTGTCTGGCGCAACCGCCGCAGCGCCGTTGAGCGAGCCCGTGCCGTTATTCAGCTCAAACCGAACAGCGGCCTTGTTTGCCGTGGTCGCGTTGCCCGTGCCAAGGGTGTTGTCCATCGTCGTCGTGGTGAACGCGCGGACAATGTTGTTCGTGTGGCGCTGGTAAATTGCGTCTTCAGACGTAAACCCGGCATTGGTCAGCGATACCGCCCGGCGGAAGCCCGAAGCGTTGTCGAAGCCCGGCGTCCATTCGGCGGCCATGGAGTGCGGGTTAGGGACGGAAATCCCTGTCAGCGTCACCGCATCCGCCGCCCGCGTTACCGCCGCTGTTGTGGTTGGGATGGGGGAGGATGCTCCGGTTCCGAGTTCGAGTTGGGCTTGGTAGAAAAATGCCCCGGACGTTCCGTCACCTGCGTAGCTCGTAACCCCGTTGCCGGTGGACAGTTGATTGAACGCCTGCGCCGTGGTGGTGGCCGTTGTGAAGGTGCAGGAAACCCGATGCCAGCCGTTGCCCACCCCCGTGACCGTCCAAGTCCCGTTGATGGTTCCGCCGAGCGCACCCGTCGATAGGTTGACGTAGCAGAATACGTCTGTCGCGCCAGAAATGACCTCGACAAAGGCCCAAGTGCGCTCGCCCGCCTTAATGAAAACGCTGTAGGTGTATGCGGTCGCGTTACTGACCGTGACGATTTGGCGAAAGCGATGGTTCGCGGTTGTCGCTGTTTCGATCACCTTGTCAGCGTTGCTCGTGCCGTCTGGCGAAGTCGTAGCATTGGCCGTAACTGTTACGGCGTCTTGCGTCCACGTCGTCGCAAAGTCCTGCGATTGCAAGCACAGATTAGTCCGCGCCTCTTCCACGAGGATACCCTGAGAGGCCAGCGTTACCGGGTCGTAGACGAGGCGAGGGCCGTAATAGGCCGCCGTGGTCGTCGGGTAGTAGGTGCTCGGCGTCGTCTGATAGGTGACGGCTTCGAGTTGAGCGCCCCAGAGGTAGACGCCGGACGTGCCGTCGCCCGTGTAGGTGAATGTCCCGTTGGCCGATGCAAGAAACACAAAAATCTGAGTGGTCGCCGCGAGGCTCGCCACCGGAAGCGACACGCGCCACCAACCGTTCCCGGCGTCCGTTACCGTGGGCGTGGCGTTGCCGTTGCCAACCGCCCCAGTGGTCAGATTGATATAGGCGTACCTGTCCGTCGCGCCGGAGATAAACTCCACAAAGGCCCACGTCCGCCCCGCCGCCTTGACGTAGATGCTCGGCAGGGACTGACCGATTGGTGCGGTGATCGTCTGTGCCGCGTAGTGGCTATTAGTGGAGGTATCTTCCGTTAGCTTGTCGGCGGTCAATGTCCCATCGGGAGCTGCGATTGCGTCCGACGAAACTGTGGCCCGCACGATGCTCCACCCTGTTCCGAACGTCTGCGACTGCAAGCCCAGATTATTCGGCCCGTAGACCAGCTTCCCCGTCGCGTCGTAGCCCATAGCGAGGGACGCACGGGTGAACGTAAAGCCGGGAAGCGCAGTCAGGTCGCTGACCGACCGACCGTCCAGCCCAAATGATCCGCCCGCGAAGTTCAGATCGGCGTAAGGCCGCTGCGATCCGAAAACCGGGATGATGCTCGCGGGTGTCAAGGACGGATGCCCTCGACGTCAACCGTAAACACCTCAGCCGAGGCAGGCGTGTAAGCCGCCGTCGCCTGCACCGCGATGTAAATGGTCGTGTCAGCCTGGGGGGCGATGGTGATCGCGCCTGACGACGGGTTAGCCATGCCATAGGCCCCGGCAGTGGCCGATGCCCGGTCCATCGTCACGTCAACGAACCCACAGTGCCCGGCCATGTCAGCCACCGCCAGCGCGCCAATCGCTCCCCCGGCGCCGTTGTCGCCAACCGTCCACGTCGGAAGCCGGTCGAAGAAATGCACCCGGAAGCTGGCGCTTGTCAGCGAGATGCTGGACTTGCGAAGCCGCACCCGGTCCAGCCGGAACGCATCGCCCTTCATGGCCACGGCGTTGACGATTGCAGGCGAGTTGACCGCCACAACAGCCGTCTGACGCGCAACCAGATCGTTAGCCGTGTAGGCCGTCGTATCGGCAGGGCGTGTGAGAACAGCGGTAAGAACCGCCACCCCTTGAGGAGAGTGAGACATTTAGAGCCCCGTCGTGATGTTGAAGTAGCCCCGCCGCGTCGGGATGATGTCGTTTGCGGTGAATTGCGGCGTGAACATCACGCCCTGACGCCGCCGCTCAGAGGCGATCAGCCCCGCCAGCGCCGTCTGATAAAGCTGTTGCCAAAGCCCGACCCGCTCATCGTCCACCAGGTACGGCGCCGCCTGTAAAAGCGAGCCGTAGAGGTAGACGTTGGGATAGTTGGCCAGAACCCAGTTGGACGCGTTGCTATCGCTCAGCGCCGGGATTGCGGCATAGTAGGCCAGCTCGCCCGTGTAGGCTTGATCGGGAACCGGCGAGTAACGGAAGTCATCGCCGACCATCGCAAACGAGCGCGGGAACGCCGCCTGAATGTCCGTCGTCGCACGCAGGAACGCGAGGCTCTCCGGCGTCACGTTGTCCAGCGGATAAATGTCCGTGTTCGTGGTCAGCGTCAGAGACACGATGCCGACCATATCGGACGGGACCGCCTCATATTCCGCATCAACGGTGATCGCGAGCCGCGTCATCATGCGGGGCGACTTGATCGCCTCCGGTCCCGTGCCGAACGCCTTTTCAGCGAGCGTCACGAAGTCGGGAACCACCGCCGTCAGGTCAGTGCGGTGCAGCCATGACGCTATGGACGTCTTAAGCTCGCTGTAGGTCGTCAGCGCCATGTCAGGCTCCCGCGAACGGGGGGAAGGTTGCCCCTCCCCCCTTGCCGCTTACTAAGGCGCAATGAGGCCCTTGAGCTTCAGGTGCGCATCAACAGCCCGAATCCAGGTGACGATAGCGTCGGCCTGGGCCTGGCTATAGCCAAACGGGGTCGAGCTGGTCGCGGCGGTCGCAGCCGGAGCCGTGGTGGCGGCCATCTGCGCGATGGGGGTGGCGCCGTGCAGACCGATAAGGTCCGTGGCGCTTTGACCCAGCGAAGTGCCGTCCGGGTTGCCGTCAGAGAGTTGCTTAACAGGCATTGTGTGACCTCCTTAGACCGAAGCCGAGTTGGCGAGACGGGTGGCCAGTTGAGCGCGAAGCGTCTTGTAGCCGTAGAGGACATCGAGACGACACGGGAACTGGTCGTTGTTGATGTCGTACTGACGAACGACGCGCATCGAAATGCCGTCGTAGACTTCGCGCGCGGCGAAATCGACGCCCTTGGGCATCACAAGGTCAGCGGTCGCGAAGGTGAACGCATCCTTGTGATACATCATCGACTGCCCGTAGTTGGTCGAAGCCGTGCCGGAGATGGTCACGGCCGCGTCAGCTTGCGGGAAGGCCGAGATGTTCTGAGCAGCGCCGGTCGTGGTCATCGCCGGGGAGACGCTGATGGTGCCAGCGCCGCCGCTGTAGTCCGACGTAACCACGAACTGTTGCAGGATGCCGGTCGAGACCTTGGTTTCAGGGTGAACGGAGAACACCGACCCGAAGGTGATGATCTCGCCCGCCTTGATCGCGCCGGTGCCGGTCTTCAGGACAACCGAAGTCGCCCCTTGCGCCGACACCGTAGTGGTCACGGCGTAGCTGGCGTTGCCCGCGCCGCGCTCTTGCGTGGAGAGATGGGTGCTTTCGGCGAACTCAAAGCCCGAAGCGTAGCCCATGTAGCCTTCGCGGTACTGCTTCCCAAGCTCGCGACCGTCTTGGAACAGACCCTTGAGGGCGTCCACCAGGCGGGCGTTGTCGAGGGTGTTCAGCAGGGCCGTGCGGCCACCAGCCGGGGTAAGGCCGTCTTCCAGCTTCTTGCGGCCTTCCAGCACCTTCGCGAAGGTGATGGCGGCAGCGGTGTTGTCCACCTGGTTGTAAACGTCCTTGCGCATGTTCAGGGCGTCGCTCTCAATCGCAGCCGCGAGAACCGCCATAGCGGGCTCCAGGATGCGCTTGGAGAAGTCGTCCAGAGACAGGGTCAGGTCAGCCGAGGTAAACCCAAGGTCAACACCCTTTTGGGTGGCGACTTGCAGCGTGACGCTGGTTTCGTTGGTGTCCTGCACGTCCATCACACGGCCCGTACGGACGGTGTATTGGTTCGGCAGGCGGATCTTCAGGCTATCGCCGATCTTGGCGCCGGACTTGGCAAAGCTGGAGTCGTACTGACGGTTGATGCTGCCGATGAAGGTCAGCTTCTGGTGCAGCACGCGGAGGGCTTCGCGAGTGACGGCGGTCGGCGTCAGAAGCGCATTGCTCATGACGAAAAGTTCCTTCTAAGGGAGGGTCGGCGTCTCTCGACGCTGATGGGGGTTAGCCGCGCTTGCGGGCGGCCTGTGCTTGTCGGGCCTTCATCCAGGCATCAACGCTCGCCCGGTCATCCAGCCTGCCGGACGGGGCGCTGTTTGCGCCGCGCACCTTTTGCGCCGGTTGCACCGATTGAGCCTTGAGGCCCTGTTGAACGGCCTTGTTCGTCTTCGCGCCCTTTTCCAGCTCCATGAGCCGGTGCATGGCCACGATGAAACGCGCGTCAGTGACCTGGTTTAGCTCTTGCGGGCTGTAACCAAACTGCGTTCCAAACTGGATCAGCTTGCCAGCCAGATCAGGGGTAAGGGCGATGTTGTTTGCTTCAAGGTAAGCCATGCTTTCCTGTGCCTGGCGTGCGCTTTCGCGTGCCGCGACCAGTGAGGCTTCCTGCTGCGCCGATTGGACATACTGCCCAGCCTCGGCGCGGGCTTCCTTCAAGGCTTGATGCTTGCGAAGGGCGCTTTGGAGCGCAAGGGCATCCTCTTGCGCCTGATCGTACTGCCCGGCAGCACGAAAGGCGGAGACCCGTTGCTCCCAACCATCCCAGTCGATGGTGTCGTATTCCGCAAGTTGCTGTTCGACCATGACCACGCGGGCCTTCGCCTGCACGATCTGTTCGGTCACCTGAGATTGTTGGGCCAGCCTTTCGCCCAATTCCCGGCGCTGTTCAGCGATCTCTTGCGTTTTGCGGGTGTAGTCCGCCTGCATCAGGAACGCGCCCTTGAGCGCCTTCGGAATGCGGTGCTTTACCCCGTCTAGGTCAACCTCTTCGGTATCGTCCTCCGGCTCTGCCTCTTCGGCGTCGCCATCGTACTCAACGTCCAGATCGTCCTGCACGTCCTCGACTTCCGGGGCTTCCGCTTCCGGATTGGTCTCGTTTTCCATGGTGTCCCTTTGGGGGTTAGATCAGGGGCTGCGCTGAGGCTTGGCCCAATGCGGTCATCCGCATTTCTTGCTCGACCCTTGCGCGGTCGGTCTCAGCCTCGAACCGCTTGGTCTGGGCTTCGAATTGTTTGACCTGAAGTTCCGCCGCCTTCAGCGACTGGTCCGACTTCATGGCCTCGTTTTCAGCCTGGAGCTGGCCGATCATGGCCTGACCTTGCTGAATCTGCTGTTGCAGTTCCGGCGGGATGCCCTGTTGCTGGCCTTGCGGGTTCAGCGCGGCGAGGCGCTTGGCCACTTCCTCGTGTTCCGGCCAGTCCATTGACTTAGCGATCAGGTCGCCCAGCAGCGGAGCGGCTTGCGGGAACGCCTGTATCAGCGCCGTCATCTGTTCGGCGGCTTCCTCGCGGCGCGACGTGTAGGACGGTCCAGCAGCGACGATCAGGTCATACTTGCCAGCGTCCAGCGCGTAGACCGCCGGGATAGGCCGCCCCTCGCCGTCCACAACCGGCTGGCCCTTTTCGTCCAGCGCCTGCGTCTGCTGATTAATCGGCACATTGCGGGGCGAGCCGTCCACGCCCATCACGCGGATAATACGCTCTGTCGAGTACACGTGCGGGATCAGGTCAATCAGGATGCGCCCGGCGTGGCGAATGGCCCGCGACAGGTTGTCCACGAAGTGGAACGTCGACACGTCCCCTTCCCGCTGGCGAGCCATGATCGCCCGCCCGCTGGTCTCGTTAGACCGGGCGCCGAGCGAGGCGTCATAGATGCCAAGGATCGCCTTCATCTCGTCAGACGTAGACAGGGCCTCTT